TAATACTAGGATAGGTCTAAACTCTATGCCAAAAAAGAAGCCCTCGCAAGAGTATTCTCTTACGCTATCCAATGAACAGCAAAAAGACTCAAAATTTAATCCGCTGATTGCGGACGCTGAAGCTCGCAGTAAGTAAAGTAATAGGCAGAGAGATTATAACTATGCCTACAGTTCACGGCGTTACCTTGAGATTGGATCAAGAAGCGCTAAATAATTCTCCGTCGCTTACTGAGCAGACTCGCGCTCAGGTCTCTATTTGGGGCAATAACCCAAATAGAGAAATGGCGACTGTAAATAGCCAAACCCTAACCCCGCTTCTAACAGATTATGTGGTCGGGTCGCCCCAATACTATAAAAAAGTACGGGCGATGCGAAAACATCCAACTGTGAGGTTGGTTAGGGTTTTGTCTATTGCTAGCATGTCCGCAGCGAAATGGTCAGTTACAACTACTGATAAAGCGCCAGAAGGAGCTAAAGATTTAATCGAAACCCTGTTGCCGATGCAAGCCCATATTATGAGTTCCGGCTTGCGGGGGATGTTCGACTTCGGATGGCAACCCTTTGAAAAGGTTTGGAAGTATAATTTAGAAGCTAATCAAATCCAGTTGCGGAAGCTAAAGCCCTTACTGCAAGACCAGACGGTAATAATGGTGGAATCCAAAAATGGGGATTTTGCCGGGTTTAAGCAGTTCCAAACTTTCATTGGTGTATCAAATGCACTTTTATTAAATCAAGACGTTGAAGGAACGTATTGGTACGGCGAAGGGACAATGCAAGCGGTTGAGTTTGCATATAATCGCTGGTTAGTTACAGACTCTTCAAATGTTCGATATGACGAAAAGATTTCGGGAGCGCATTGGGTTATTCATTATCCGCTAGGTAGGTCTACCTACGGCGGAACTAAAATGGATAATCATGACATAGCCAATTATCTATTAAATGCCTTGCAGGGAAGCGGTAGTTTCGTTGTACCTCGAACTGTAGAGAATTACACAGTCGATTTGAATAGCACGATAGGGGACGATTCGGCGTGGAAGATTGAGATATTGCAGGGCGACGGCGCTCAAAGTTCCTTTTCTCAACGTATGCAATATCTTGACGCTCAAATTGTTCGCGCTGCTGAATTTCCTGAACGGTCTATTCTCGAAGGGCAATATGGAACTAAGGCTGATGCCGAAGCTCATGCAGACTTCGCAGTAGCTAGAATGGATTTCCGCAACAAGCGGTTTATTGAGCAGATCAATGAGGGGCTTGCAAATCAGATGCTCCGTATTAACTACGGGGAGTCTGCGGAGAATTCTGTTAAAATTGAAGTGGCTCCGATTGCTGACGATAAAAAGACTCTGCTCAGACAAGTGTATCTAGGAGCGCTGGCAAATCCACAAATGGCTGCTAATGAATATGCTCAGATAGATATGCAAGCTATTAGGGACACTATTCAAATTCCGACTCTTCAGAGAGCCGGTGAAGAAGATACGCTGCCGAATGGGGGTCAGGACTACTCTAAATTACATCAGATGCTCGCTAATTTGAATATAGATAGCGACGTAATTGGGTCAGATACAGGCGCTGCGGCGGCTGGCTCTAATACTCAGCAACAATTACCTTCTCAAACAACGGGGCAGATGTAATGGCTATAACTCTGCCAACTGTCACTGATTTGAATAATGTTTTTGGTTCAGTCAATGTAAACAATTGGGCCGACGTTAATAATAATGCCGACGATACAGAGATAGCCACTCGTGTAACGTGGGCTATTTTAATGTCAAGTCAGTATGTACTCGGCAGACTCGTTAAAAAATATGATGTTGGCTTGTGGACCACATTTCCAACAATTCCGTTTGACTTGGTTGTTCGTCGCGCGTGCGTAGAACTCTACCGCCATCCCCGTGGAATGGTTGACGGTAACGAATCCGATGCCGCGATGATGAGCATAAACCTAGAAGTTGAGTCTAAAATAGATCAACTTCTATCGGGTCAGTTAGAGTTAATGGACATTGACGAAGAACCTCGCAGCGTGCCGGGCATTAACAACTTTACGCAATTCAACTCTCAACGGTTTAGAAATTACGATCCGGGCGCAGCTACTCCGCCACTCACTGATTTGGAATTGTTGATTGAAGACCTCTATACGATTGTCTAGCCATGCCACAACTATATTTGATTGAACTTGACGACAACGGTAATTTGGTAAAAAGCACGCTTATCGAAGAGGTAGGCGAGGGGCAAGAGTTGTCGTTGGCTTTACCAGCAGATGCGTATGGTAAAAAGATCGGGGCAGTTACTTACAATAGTGTTAAGAAATGGTCCCCTAATTCTAATTATGCAAATACTGTAGCGCATGACGCTGCTGCCGGAGCTAAAGATTTAAGGCAAAAGCGATTGAATCTCGTTAATCGAGGTAAGAGCATTGCAATGCGTAAGCCAGTAGCAGCAGTAGCAGCAGCGACTAAAGCTGCCCCTAAAATTGGATTGGTTGGTCGAGTTATACGCAAAACAAAAATAGGGGCCGCTTTGCTTGGGACAGGAGCAGTTGCTGGATATTTGGGAGCAAGGAACAATTCTTCAGCACAGCCGCAGATTCAGCAGGCTGGACGTGTAAAGCAGCGATAATGCCGAGAAGCATCCTATTGGCCGAGAAGTGCAATAGCGACCAAGATAAAATTCTTCGGGCGGTAACTCCCGTTATTCAATATACATCTGACGCGCTACGGGCTAATCTAGCAAGTATGCTTGAGTCGGGTAAACGGTTTGGCATAAAGGGGTATCTTGCAACCCACTTACAGGGGCAACTAGCTACAATAATGTTGACGGCGCATCTCGCAGGTATGCGTCGTGCAGTATTGCTTGAGCAGCAGAAACCGAAATCACTTCGGCTAGATATGGGGCTAGAGAATGCTTCACTAGAGCTATCTGTTTTTAGCAGCGTACTTAGTTATCTCGGAAAAAAGGTTACGTTTGATCTAAACGAACTTCAAAAGAAATACGATACGCTAGCCCTAAAAGTATTAAGTTCTGCTAGTGATAATATCAACGCTGAACTAGCGAAAACTGTTGATAGTATGATCCGTGGGGGCGTGCATGTCAAAGAAGCAAAACAAATACTTGGGGCGAAGTTTGACCAACTCGGATTACGACCGGCAAGTCGCTCACAACTCGAAACGATCTTTCGCACGCAAACGCAAATTGCATTTTCAGCGGGGAAATATAACGCTGAGAGAAATACTCCACATATTGCAAAAGAACTTTGGGGTTATAAGTATGTGACTACCGGCGATGATAGGGTAAGACCTACGCACGCCGCCCTTGAGGGTGTGACGCTTCCGAAAGACGATAAGTTTTGGGAATTGTTCTACCCGCCAAATGGCTGGAATTGCAGATGCCAAGCGATACCCCTATTTGAACCTCACCCAATAATGGCCCCACCGTTGGCAATTGATGGCGTAAAGATATTGCCGGACAAAGGTTTCTTGTGGAGCGCTGGAGCCATATTTAATCCGATACTTGCGAGCTAGGTCATTGTGGGTATATTATATCATGACAGATAAACTCTACAACGTACACGGCACAGAACCGGGAAACCCGTTTATCGTCAATGATGAGGACGATTGGGACGGTCTAACATTCCGTAAGGAGTTGATTTACGCAGGGAATTTCAGAAAGCGCAACAGCGACACTAATCAACCCTTCATTATTGACGAAATGAAGCTGGCACATTGGGAGCGAGTCGGTAATCAAATGCTCGCCAATGGGGTTAATGTCCCGCTGCCCTTGAAGCACAACGATTCCCCTGAAGCTGGTCGCGGAAAGACCTTGAGGTATGAGCGAGCAATCAATAATCAAGGTATCCCCGCGCTGTATGCGGTTTTGAAATTCCGCGATGCAGAAGCTGCTAAAATGGCTGGCTCAACGGACGTATCTATATTCGTGCCAGAAGCTCCCGTGTATGACGGCAAGGGCAACGAATACCCTTACCCGATTCGGCATATCGCTTTGACTGACTATCCGGTTATTCCAAACCTAGAAGGGTTTGAACCGATTGCAGCATCGCTTGACGTGTTGGAATTAGGATACCTTAATAAGCTAATCCCTAAAGATAAGGGCACGCAGACTTTTATAGCCGGGGCAGGTGCGGAAAATGCAGAGCATCACGGACCTAGTAAAACGTCGGCTACACTGCATGGGGCCGCAGCGGTATTAGCAGCTAGAGAAGTCCACCACTTAGGCAAGAGGTTTGGTAAAACTGCAATTAGGCAATATAAAAAAGGCGGAGTTAAGCGAGTTATTCGCGCTGCTAAAACATTTGATAAAGTAACTAGAGTTGCTAAAGTTGCCCCACAAGCTATCGGTGCGCATTTGGGTCAACCATTCTTTAAGCATAAGGCAGCTATGGCGGCGGAAGCTACGGCTAAGGCTAGGCCAATAAGAACAGCTATAGCTAAGGTAGCTCGCACAGTAGGTAATAAGATACCTCACGTCGGACTACTCGGCGCTGCCGCAGGCGGGCTATTCGCCGCAGAAGCCATCAAGTCAGGAATTAGTGGGGTTAGTCGATACCGTAATAGGGGTAAAGAATTATCCTTATCCGATAAAGTGCGAGAGTTAAAGGCTGCTTTGGCTCTTGATTTTAGTGGACTTGAATTAGGCGGACCCGGCTCAGGACCAATAGCAGGAGTTAAGCGCGGGCCTTATAATATCGACAGGGCAGTGGGCCATGCAGCAGCTAAAGTTGGTGAAACTGTTAGCCGAGTTACACGCGGAGCGCTCACCGGAAGAGTTGCTCGATATGCTGCTAAAGGCGAGGCTATAAATTTCTTAGCTCGACAGATACGCGGAGATGATGAAAGCCGCCGATGGTCCGCTTATGGGACTTATGGGGCGGCTTCAAAAGCCGTACAGAAAACCTTAGAAGCCGACCAGTATTTTCAAGAGTCCGCTAGGGAATCTAAAAAGTTAGCTGCCGCAATTAAATTAGCTAAACCAGCGCATAAACTTAAAACTATTGCCAATTCAGTAAGGTACGCTAATTTGAAAGCGAACTTAGCCGGATTGTTTGCAGGCACAGCCGCAGTAGGTGCTGGATTAACCGGACACCATTTATTCAAAAAATCAAAAACGTATAAGCCCGCCGAGAAAAAGCTAAGCCATACTCTTGAACTCGGCGGACCCGGTTCAGGACGGCGCAAGCTAACAGAATACGCAGGAGCTATTGTCCGCAGCCCAATTGCCCACGTTGCAGGCGCTGGCGAGGCTATTAACTTCGCAGCGAAGAAATTACGCGGCGATAATGAAGACCGTCGCGCATCTAGCTATCTTGCAAGCGCTGCTGGACACGCAACCGTACACTCGCTATTAGCAGCGCAGCGAGATAAGAAACTCGCTGCGCTTGTCGGTAAAGATCCTTCTGCAACGCGAATAGTGCGGCACTTCCCATTCGGAGTAATTAAAAAGGTTTCGCATGTAAGCAGAAATAGGTCGCTTGCACATACCGCAGCATTACTAACTGCTGCGGGGCTGGTTGGCGCAGGTATGATGCGTAAGCGTAAAGAGCTTAGTTTGAGCGGAGTAGTAGACGCTAAGGGGAACCATCACGCGGAAAAGGGTGGGCGATTTGTACCTAAAGAGGGCGGGGCAGTCTCTTCTCGAACAATGCGCCGCAGATTAAACGCCATTAAGCCGAAGAAATTTGTTTACGATAACATTGGACCAATTCCTAACAGGGAATCCGATGAGAGTCTTAGGGAATACACTAAGCGTAAGCGTGAATTTAGAATGCAACATAAAACCGAGAACCCTAGATATTTTAAGGATACGTCGGAAGAGAATGTAAAGCATAATCTCCCAGCTAGCGTATTCCAAGCAGTGAAGCACGGTTCCCTATTAGGAACCGAAGCAGCGGCGGCTACGGCTGGCGGAACCTATGCTTATCACGCGGTTAAAAGGGCTTTAGAGACTGATTCCAACGCTATTAAAGGCGTTACTATTCCTGAGAACCTGCCTAGTAAAGAAGCGTTGGACGAGATACAGAAAACAGGTAGTCCCAAAACATATAAGAAACCGGGAAAGGCTGGCGCAGTGGGTGAAAGAGTCCCAAATATAAACCAAAAAACTGCTCACTTTGCAAGCGCAGAGGCTAAGCACCTAGGAGTAAGTAAGCTAACTAAGGCAAGAGTTAAAGCGATAAAAGATACTGTAATGGCTGATGCAGTCGCAACAGCTAAGCATAAAACAATAGGCGGGCTAACCGCTAACATACTCGCCAAAGGTGGGGGGATGGGAAAGGTAGCAGATGCTATTGCTTTAAGAAAAGCTAGATTAACTAAAGTTGCAGTAGGCAGGTTAAAGAATCTAAACTGGAGACACGCAGCAGCAGCAGCAGCAGTTGCCGCAGCCGCTTCACACGACATCGGCGAAAGATTCACCGCGACCAAACACCATATTGGAAATGTAGTCAAGTCTTTAAGGGGCAATAAATAATGGCAGGCTTTCAGCAACAAAACGATGGGCAAGTTCCGAACGACGGGCAACAGCCGCCAGAACAAGATATGGTGGTTGACGCTACCGCATTGAGAATTGCGGATATGCTTGACATCGACCTAAGCGGCGCGAGCAGTGCGGAGCAAGGCACAGAGATTGTAGCCAATGCAATCGAAGACCTTATTACACGTATGCACGAAACCATGAGCGGGCAGGGTGCGCCTGAAGACCCCAACGCGGAGGAAGATCCCAACGCTGAAGACCCCAACGCGGAGGAAGACCCCAACGCGGAAGAAGACCCTAACGAAGAACAGCAAGACCCTAACGCTGAGCAAGACCCCAACGCGGAGCAAGACCCCAACGCGATGATGCCGCGGGTACAACAAAAACCTAACCCTTTTCAAAAGAAGAAGCCAATGCAAAAAGGGTTGGCCGCATCTTTCGGGCCTATGATTATGAGTATGGCGAGCGAAAATCGCGAACTGAAGATTGATAGGCTTACCGAAACGGGGTATATCCTGCCAGCAGTGGCCAAGAAAATGAAGTCCCAATACTTGAATGAAAATTCATTAGCGCTTTCATTGTCATCTGAGAGCGGTTCAGATGGCTTTGATAATATACTTGCATTGATTCTTGCCAATGGTCCGGTTGTTCAGTTTAACGAGGCAACAGGCTCTCAGGACGCTATGCACGTACCACTAGCTCACAATGGTAGGCTAGCCCTAAGTTCTTCGCAGCAGCAAGATGCGCAGTTCAACCCTCTAATTGCGGATGCTGAAGCCCGCGCTATTAAGGCAACAAAATAGTTTGCGACTGCCCCACTATTCCCCTAGACTTATGCACTAGGTAAGAACCTACTCGAACACTTAATAAGGCTTTATTGCAATGGCTCAAACGATCTTATCCGAAAAGAAAACAACCGGCGATATTATCCGCTATGAACTGCGGGGAGATTACTGCCGGGTAGCTGCTCCTGTATATAATCGGAGCAATGCCGCTTTGACCATTGCCGATCCAATGGGATATCCATTGCAAATCGATGAGTCAGTATCGGGGGCGTTCCAGTTTGCAAATGTTGCCGGGCAGGCCGCTGTAGTTGGTTTGCTTCTCCGCACAAAACCGTATTCTGCGGTTGCCGATAATGCGGTGACGACTGAAATCGTTTTGGTTCGTGGGCCAGCAATTATTGACAAGGCCCAGTTGCCTACAGTGGATTATGCCGCTGCGGGCTTTACTCTTGCCACTATTGTTACGGCTCTCGTTGCCCTACACATCATCCCGCTTGCTGAACAATCTGTAACTGCTACTCAGTCTAAGTAATTGAGTCGAAGATAACTTACCTAACAAGAACGCATCGGAGCTTTAGTTATGTCCAGTTTGCTATTAGACGTATTCAATCAAGATGCGTTCTCTTTTATCAGCCTTACGACAGCTATTAACAAGCTGCCGGAATTGCCAAGTAAACTTGGCGGCATGAAATTGTTTAAGCAAACCTCAATTGCGACCGCTGTTGCAACGGTTGAGGAAAGTCTTGGCAAGCTATCGCTTATTACGTCAGCCCCTCGCGGAACGCGGACGGCTGAAATGGCTCACGAAAAGCGACGTACACGGGCCTTCCCTGTTCCACACTTGCCAGCATTCGATACGGTTAAGGCTGACGAAGTTCTTGGCATTAGAGAATTCGGAAGCGGAACAGATGGCAGCGACGGCAACCCCGAACTGTCTTCTATTCTGCGGACCATTTCCAGCTTGGTTAATAACCGGCTGGAACGAATGAAAGACGCCATCGAAGTTACGAAGGAATGGCAACGCTGCGGAGCAATTCAAGGTATTGTGTACGAACCAGACGGTTCCACGGTTATTTGGGATTGGTTCACCGAATTTGCTATTACTGAAGATTCATTTGCTTTCGACTTCTCCGCAACCCCTACTACCGACGTGAAAGCTACTGCTCAAAAGATTTGCCGATCTATGCAATTCTCGTTGGGTCGCACGCCGCATACTGGTATTCAAGCCATCTGCGGCGACGATTTTTGGGATGCCTTTATTAGTTGTAGCAGTGTGAAAGAAGCCTATAAATACTACGCATCGAATACCATGTTGCAGCAACAGCAGCGCAACGGGTTTATGTTTGCGGATATCAATTGGATCAACTACACAGCTAGAGTTGGATCTACCGACCTGATTCCAGCAGCAGTAGCTAGATTTGTCCCAATTGGTGCTGGCGATTGTCTGCAAGAGATTTATGCTCCCGCAGATTTCGTCGAAGCCGTAAATACGATGGGTCAGCCGTATTACGCAAAGCAAGAGAGGATGCCTTTCGATAAGGGTATTGACCTCCACGCGCAAAGTAATCCGCTGATTATGTGCAATCGACCTAGCGTTCTCAAGAAGGGTACGATTGCCTAATGGTTCGCTAGGAGCGAATTAGCGCGGGAGCGTGCGGAATAACCCGCGCCGACTTATCTCGGCTGCGGGTTATTTTATTATGGATATTACGGCGACCGTTTCGATAGATTTAAGCGGATTGCAGAAGTTTGAATCTAAAATCGACGAGCAACTGGCAGGTGGTGGGGAGGGTCCGATAGCCCAATGTCTTGAATTATGGGCTTTTCGCTATCGCTCATACATCCAACTAAGATTTGATGCCTACAGCAAGGGCGGCGGGAACTGGAGACAGTTAGCTTTATCGACAATAAAGAAACGTCGAAAAGGTAAATCCAACGTCAAGATGTTCCGCGAGAGCTTAGCAAGAAATACCAAAAAGAAGGGGCAGCTAGTCAACGCTGGCGGAACGTATACTATACTGCGGGACACAGGGATTTTATTCGCAGCATTAGCTCCAGTATTTTCAAATGCCCCCGGCGCGATAGAGGAACGGATACCCTTTGGAATAAAGGTTGGTTACGGCGGACCTCAATTGCATGACGCGGGCGGCACAGCAACCATAGCGGATATTGCAAGTTTCCATCAAAACGGTTCCCTTCCAAACTTGCCGCAGAGAGAAATAATTGTAGCTCCAGACGATACACTATTAAGAACAATGGCTAACGATATGACGAAAGCGCTACATGAGTCTGCAAGCTAACCCATTTTCAAAAGTGTACGACGGGGTTTATAGCCTGTTGTTCGACGGGGAAGATAATGAGCTATCTAGGCTTATCAAGGTAGGCAACCGAGTCTCTTATAGTGAATTAAATGAACTCGGCAGGGTCAGCATTAAAGAGAATGTTACTACTGCGGATGTTCCCGAATTGATTCTGGTAGACGAGGGCGGTTCATTAAACATTCACGCCAATTCTAGCAGCGGAAGTTATCAGCAAAACTTGGGGCTTTACACTTCGACCGGAGATTATCGCTACGGAATAATTGCGTCCCGAATCAATTGGTTTATGTGGTGCAACGTAGCTAAATGGGGAACCAAGTTAGGCGAAATAACTTGGAACGGAAACCATTTCGTTAAGGGCTTGCAGGTTATCCCAATTCAAATCGGGGAGAGTAACCCCGAAAGAAATCGAAACATTAAAGGCTGGAATATAATCTGGCGACTTCAGCTAGATTTGAGAATACCTAACAGTGACCTAGTTTACAGGGAAGCGTAATATGGCAATTCATGGCGGGCGATTTGGCACTATCAATGGAATTCCTGCCGTAAAATCTTGGCAGATTAACGACGACGGTAATCTATCGAGGTTCATCAACTCAGCTACGGCAATGGGGCACGGGCGTAGGAAAGGTGTATCGCAATGGGCGGGCGGTTATGGTTCACACGGAGCAAAACCCGCTGTAATGCCAGCGAAGTTTTTTAGCTTCGCTGGATATACTGCGCCGGATAATGACACCGCAAACGGCGACGGACAAGTCTATTTGGGAAATGCAATCGTCGATTCCGTTAATATAACTTGGGATTGGGCTGGCGGCGGAGTGCTGCAACATCAAGTTGGATTCTCCGGGGATTTGGCTTTAACGTCAACGCCTAACCACGCTGCATATCTGGACTCTACTATTAGCGGCCCTCAAGCAGTGGGCCTATGCTCTATTCAGCACAGTATTGAC